TAAATGTCAGGTCTGCTCAACGTATTTCACAGGTCACAAGAGGAAATACTGTAACCAAAACTGTGCAGATAGAGCAGCTAATTTAAAAAGAAGATACGGTTTAACATCAGTTGAAGTTGTAGATATGTACCGCAGCCAATCAGGACGCTGTGGTATATGTGACATACCTATTGATGTACATGAATTAGGATTTACAGAGCATACTAGGGCTTGTATAGATCATTTACACGGGAGTACTCATGTTAGAGGGTTGTTATGTGGTGAATGTAATATAGGTCTTGGTAAATTTAAAGATAATAGAATAGTTTTAGAGAAAGCAATAAAATATTTAACAGAAACTTATAAGAAGGATTAGTTATGCAACTAATATTTGATATTGAAACAGACAACTACCTACACCTGTGCACAAAGATTCACTGTATAGTCGCAGAGGATTATATAACAGGTAAGGTTTATGAATTTGAACCACATCAAATCAAAGAAGGATTAAAATTATTACAATCAGCAGGAACTCTTATTGGTCATAACATAATTGACTTTGATATACGAGCTATTAAAAAGTTATACCCTAAATGGGATACCAAAGCCTATCTTTATGATACATTAATTGCAGCTAAGTATGCATTTCCTGATATTAAAGAAAGAGACTTTGGTAGACTACGTAGCGTCATATCTAAACCAGTTAATATGAGAACTGAAATGGATAGGTTACAGTTAAGAAATATTGGTAAGCATTCATTAGAAGCTTATGGTATTAGATTAAAATTACACAAGGGAACATTTGGTAAAGATCATGGGTTTGAAACCTATACACCAGAAATGTTAGAATATTGTAAACTAGATGTTTCAGTAAATGCAAAGCTATATCACAAGCTAGTGAGTTTAGAATTAGATAAGAATATTTTAGATTTAGAATTTGAAGCTAAGAAAATATGTTTAGAACAAACATCGTTTGGTTTTAAATTTGATAAAGAAAAAGCAATAGAATTAGAAGATAGATTGTTAAAGGTGCAGACTAAATTAGAAGACGACATAAAGTCTATACTCGGTGGTAATTTTATTATACCACTTGAGGTCACGGTTCCTACAAGAGATACTAAATATAAAGATGTACTCAGGGGACACTTTCAAAAAGGTGCAGCTTATACAAAAATTAAAATTAAAGAATTTAATCCAACATCAAGACACGATCTAGCAACTAGGTTAATTGAAAGATGTGGGTGGAAACCTAAAGAGTTTGGTGCAGATCAGAAACCAACACTATCAGAAGATATATTAAATCAATCTGATATACCAGTATGTAAAACAATAGCTAAGTTATTCACTGTACAGAAGAGACAGGGTATGCTTACTAGCGGTCAGAATGCTTGGTTAAAGCTTTATAATGAAGACACTGGTGCTATCCATGGTAACATAGATACACTAGGCACAGGGACTCACAGGTGTACACACAGTAGACCTAACCTTGGACAGATACCTTCTGTTAGAGCACCCTTTGGTAAAGAGTGTAGAGAATTATTCACTGTGCCTAAAGGTTGGAAACTATTTGGTACTGATGCATCAGGTCTAGAATTAAGAATGTTAGCACACTATATGCACGCATTTGATGGTGGAGCATATGCTGATGTAATACTGAATGGAGATATTCATACTACTAACCAAGAGGCAGCAGGGTTAGAAACTAGAAACCAAGCTAAGACATATATGTATGCTAAGATTTATGGTTCTGGTATTAATAATCTAGCTAAGGTTTGTGGATTACCAGTTAAAGAAATGAAAATTAAAGTTAGAAACTTTGATAAGAATTTACCTGCATTAAAGCAATTAACTGATAAAGTTAAAGAGGCAGCTAAGTATAGAGGTTATGTTAAATCTCTAGATGGTAGAAGAATACCTGTAAGATCAGAGCACAGTGCTTTGAATTTCTTATTGCAATCTTCTGGTGCTGTTGTGTGTAAGTATTGGATGGTAGAGATACATAGATTATTAAAAGCTAGAGGTCTTACACATGGTATTGAGTTTAAACAATCAGCTTTTGTACATGATGAATTACAGATAGCCTATGATCCTAAGAAAATTAATAAAGATTTCTTAGGTATTACATCTAGACAGGCTATGTCAAATGTAGCTGAGAAATTAAATGTTAAAATCCCACTAGATGCAGATTGGGATATAGGAGATTCATATGCAGAAACCCACTAAACTAAGAAAAAGTAATCTATTAAGATTCATAGTCATAAAAGCAAAGTATGATAGAGCTAGATTCTTTTTTAGAACAAAAGGTGGTAAAGTATCTTGGAGAATATTAATGGATCAAGTAGAGATTAGTGAATCAACAGCTAAACGATGGGAACAGAAGTTTAGAGATGAATGGAGAAATAGATGAATAATAGAACAGAGAACTCAGAAAGTGATGATGCTTATGTAGAAGAATTAGTAAAGCATGTACTTAGTATGTGGGGTGAATATGAATATACCCAAGGTTATAGTATGTGCTTTCAAACACAAATAGAAACTAAAGATGGTAGAGTATTACAAATAAATCTATTACCAAAGGAAGAGTATGTATAACTTACCAACAGCATTTGCTAATGCATATGGGGATGTTAACCCTAATTCTTGGACTAAAGAAAATGGTTCTGAGAATCCAACAACATTTAATGTTATGTTATATTTTTTATTAGATAAAGCTAGAGGGTTAGATAAAGCAGATATTACTATCCTTAAATACTTATTACAAATGAAATATACAACTAACTCTTTTAGACTTAAAACTAATAATTATGATAATCATGATAGTTTTTCATTAGATGAAAGTGTATCATATGCAGCAGCTTGTTACAGATATAAATTTGAATCTGATTTAAAATATTTAAAAATAGTTACAAAACAAACATGGTATAGATTTTATGATGTAATACCATACTTATTAGCATGTAAATATACATTTCTTAGATACTTATTATTACCATATATTAGTTTAGTTATTCTCTTATCAATTGCTATATTACCTAAAGGTGATACCAGTGGTAAACAGTTAGCACTTATTAGAATAGTAGGGCAAAGGATGAAAGCTACTTATATATTATCTAAAATTATATTAGAACTAAAAGGTACATCATTCAAAGAGGCTTTAAGTATATATTATCCAGAAGAAAAACATCCAATTAACATATTATCCAGAGAGGTTTGGAGTGAATAAAGATATAGAAGACGGAATAAATAAATCAATGGGCGGTGGTTTAAGATATAATAATGGTAAAGCCGAGTTACATCAAGTACCAACATCATTAAGATTGGCTGTTGCTAAGGTGTTAATGTATGGTGCCCAGAAATACGCTAAAGGTAATTGGCGAAAAGGTATGAGTTGGATGACAATTAATGATTGTTTAGAAAGGCATATGATTAGTTGGCTAGATGGTGAAGAGAATGATGAAGAGTCGGGGCTACCCCATTTATATCATGCTGCTGCAAATATAGCTATGCTAATTGAGTATAAAGAGACATGTCCAGAGTTAGATGATAGATTTATAGAAAATAAGATTAATACTAGAGATAAATCATTTGATAAATATGAGTTTAATAAATATAATAAAAAGGGGGAATAATGGTAGAAGAAACAGAGGCACAACGTATTGCTAAAGCAAGAGCATACCTAGATGCAGAAGAGAAACGTAAAAAGAAAAATAAACCTAAGAAGAAAAAGAAGAAAGCCAAGAAAAAAGTAAGAGCATTATTCTCAGGAAGTGGCTCAGATGCAGTAAGAAGTCTCGGTAAAAGGTTGGGACTTACAAAATAACAAAGGATAAGTAATGCAGAGAACATTAATTGTAGATGGTGATATAGTACTATTTCAAATCGGTAGAGTCACAGAAGACATAACTGATTTTGGAGATCAAGTCATGGAATCATATGATCTAGATTCAGCAGTAAGATTAATAAATAATGAACTAGATAATATTTCTAATAAGACAGGATATAAAAGAGATGAGATTGTATTCTCTATTTCTTCTGATACTAACTTTAGAAAGAATCATTTTCCAACATACAAAGGTAATAGAAAAAATATTAGAAAACCATTAGGTTTAAAGGCTATGCGTAAATATATGCTAGATGAAGCTGAGAAATATCAAACAGTAATGATTGAAGATTTAGAAGCAGACGATGTTATGGGAATGTATGGCACTGTACCAGAGGGTTTAGATGATAATGATTATGCTATATATTCACAAGATAAAGATTTATTTACTATACCATGTAAACAGTGGTGTTTTAAAAAGAATAAATTTATATATCCTACACCAGATGAATCAACTAAGTTCTTATATACACAGGTGTTAACAGGTGATGCAGTTGATGGATACAAAGGTTGTCCTAAAATAGGAAAGATAAAAGCAGCTAAAGCATTAAAAGATTGTACCAATGAATTAGAGTTACTAGAACAATGTCACAAACTATACTTTAAAGTTTATGGAGATTCAGCTAGAAAAGAGCTATTAATACAAATAGGTCAAGCTAGAATTTTACATTATGCAGATTCACAAATATTAATGCAATTTGATTTAACCTATGATCCTTATGAGTATCTAGGAGTAAACTCAGAGATAATTAAAGAGTGGGAGGATTCGTGCCAGATAAAGAAGAAGAAGAAATAGGTATGACTTCTAGAGAAGTTATAGAAGATTTTAGAACCACAGATTATGCTAATTTCATAGACTATTTAAATGATTGGTATTACGAGGAAGAAGAATATGAAGAAAGCAACAAGTAAACGTGACCGTAAATACGGTAAAAAGAATGAGGAAGGTATTAAAGTAAGTAACGGTGCTAAAGAAAGGGTCGTAAAACTTATGGTAGATCATGCTCATATAATGAAATTTAAAAATATGAAAGAGGCGAAAGCATTTATTAATAAAACCAATAAAGAATCGGAGAGAACTGGGGCACACCCTACTTCCTTCATTTTTATATAGGAGGAAATATGGGAGGATTTTTAGGTATTGGAGAAAGTGCCGAAGAGAAGCAACTCAAAGAGCAGAGAAGATTAAATGCTATTGAGATTGAAAAATCAAGAAGAGATGAAGAGATAAGATTAGCAGAAAAGAAAGCAAAGAAGGGACAAGAGATAGCTAAAGTTAAATTAGGTACAACAACAGAGGAACTATCACAATTTACTGATAAGAAATCTAAAGAGGTTAAATCAACTCCATCACAATCATTAGGATTAGGTGGTGGTGCTAGTAAAACAGGGGTTCAATTATGATAGATAAAATTAATGGACCTAAAGAATACAAGAGAATGGTAGACGACAGGACTTTATTTCTGAATAGAGCAAAGGATGCAAGTCGTTTAACATTACCTCAGCTATACCCAGAGAATGAAGATTCACCTAACTTAACTTATGCAACACCCTATCAATCACTTGGTGCACGTGGTGTTAACAATTTGGCAAATAAGATGATACTATCCTTATTTCCACCTGCGACTGCATTCTTTAAATTAGGTGTTAATAGTTTAGCACTCCAAGAATCCGGTGTGTCACAGGGAGACATGCAGCAAGCAATGTATAAAGTCGAGAAAGGTATTGTTAATGAAATGGAAGTTTCACAGCTAAGATCAGTACTTGTAGATTGCTTAAAACAAGGCGGAGTTGGTGGTAGTGTTGTATTACATGTACCAGAAGAAGGTAAACCAGTAGCATATAGTATGAGAGATTTTGTCATTAAACGTAGTAAGTCAGGTACTATACTAAAACTTATTATAAAAGAATCTATAAATTTTAAAGAACTTAATAAAAAAGATCAAGAAGAAATTATGGAATCTTTAGATGAAGATGAAATTTCTGGTAAAAAATCATTAGAGATATAC